GTTTACGTTCTATATATCCAAATATAGATCTTTCGAATCCGATATTTAAATCACCATTTAGAAAAATAAATATGACGAAAAAAATATCTATAGATGCAAATCCTATAGGGAAAACAATCAAGATTAATTTTCCGTATGATGAAACAATAGTTAATTCACTTAAAGAAATATCAAAAAGCAAAGTAACATTTGGTTATCGAGAGGGTGATAAAACTTGGACCTGTTTACTTAATGAAAAAAATATAATCTCTCTAATGCCTTTTATTGAAAAATTTCAATTCGAAGTCGAAGAAGAATTTTCTCAATATATAGATCAAATCAACTCGATAAAAGAAAATATCGAAAAATATATCCCTTGTTTGGTTTTTAACAACAATTCATATCAGATAATTAATTTACCATCTAATGTAGATATACCACAATTAGATACATTGGAAAATGCTGTGTTTACTGCAAGAAAATTTGGAGTTACAGTTTGGGATAATGAAATAGAAAAACAAATTCACGAAGAATTTGATGATACAACTATCAAATACTTAAAAAGTAATCCTAAGGAATTTTTTGATCTAATAGCAATAGAAAAATCACTCGATGACCTTAAAGTGGTTGTAAAAAATCTATTGCCTTGTGCAGTAATCATACCACCTAGGATTGAACTTAAGAAATTAAAAGTATCATTAGAATTTTTTAATCAAATAGGTATTGCTAACGAAGAAATGTCAGTATTATTTAGATTATCAAATGCTACTGATGAAGAATTTAATCAATATGTCAAAGCTAATAGTTTAAATTCTCCCCTGTCTAATCAAACATCAGTGGTTTTTTTAAATCAACAATTACCTAAAACAATTTTATTGTCCAACATAAAATTTAATTCTATTTTAAATTTTAGTGGTTTTGCTTTGCAGAATTCACTATCAAAGTTTGTACGATATCATGAAAATATCATCAATGTAGTTGATTATACTCAAGGGAGATTTTCATTTGCCAGTTTGTAAAATTGAGATCATCGACGAAGTTAATGTTAAAATATCAAATCTGGATCTAGATACCAGAAAATTCTTAGTTAAGAAATTTAAATACGAAGATCCAACTGCAAGGTATCGCCCAGCATATAAGTTAGGTAGATGGGACGGTACTGTTAGTTTTTTTGGGTTAGGCGGAACTACCTATCTCTCAATGTTACCTACAGTATTAGAGTACCTCGAAGAGAGAAATTATACAATTGAACTAGAAGATAAAAGAAATCCAATATCACTGTCATTTGATCATATAAATGAGGAATTTTGGGGGGATAACGCATGGCCAGTGGGACATCGATTTGCAGGACAACCTATACGTCTTCGCGATGACCAAGTTGAAGTTATTAATAAATTCTTAGAAAATCCTCAATGCATTCAAGAAATTGCCACAGGGTTTGGTAAGACAATCACTACTGCAACTTTGGCGAAAATCTGTGAAAAATATGGTAGAACAATCACTATTGTTCCTAATAAAAGTCTTGTGGAACAAACAGAAGAAGATTTTATTAATTGTGGATTAGATGTCGGTGTTTATTACGGAGATAGAAAAGACATTGGAAAAACTCATACTATATGCACTTGGCAAAGTTTAAATATTTTGGATAAAAAATCCAAAGATGATGACGAAATATTGAGTCTTGCTGAATTTTTAAATGGTGTTCAATGTGTTATGGTCGACGAAGTTCACATGGCAAAAGCGGAAGTTCTTAAAAAATTGCTAACACAAAATTTATCAAATGCACCTATACGATGGGGATTAACTGGAACAGTACCAAAAGAAGATTTTGAGTTTCAAAGTTTAAGAGCAAGTCTTGGCGAAGTTGTTCATCGTGTAGCCGCACACGAACTACAATACAAAGGTGTATTGGCACAATGTCATGTAAACGTTGTTCAAACTGCCGAATGGAAAGAATTTAATTCTTATGCCGAAGAATTAAAATACTTAGTAACTAATACAGAAAGAATGTCATATATTTCTAATCTTATTAAAGAAATTTCAGCAAGCGGAAATACTCTGGTATTGGTTGATAGAATCGAAAGTGGAGAATTTTTACAAACACATCTAAGTACTTTATTCAGCGTTCTTAAAGAAAATCCGGATGTAGCATTTATTTCAGGAAAAGTTAAAACAAAAGATCGTAAAGAACAGTACGACGAAGTTAAAACTGCTGATAACAAAATCATTTTGGCAACATATGGGGTTGCTGCCGTAGGTATAAATATTCCTAGAATTTTTAATCTAATTCTTTTAGAACCTGGAAAAAGTTTTACGAGAGTTATTCAGTCAATAGGAAGAGGAATTAGAAAAGCCGACGATAAAGATTTTGTTAATATTTGGGATATTACAGCATCGACCAAATACGCTAAAAAACATCTTACACAACGAAAAAAGTTTTATAAAGAAGCAAAGTACGATTTTACAATTCAAAAAGTAACATACATATAATTCTTAAGTGTTGTAAATGTCTGATATGTATGTTAAAATATTATAAAAATTAAGGAGACTAACATTCAGATTCTTACCCTTGAAAATCAGCCATATTATCTTAATAATTTGCCTGATGAAATTGTAGATGATTTAAGATTTGCTGTACTTGATAATAGTGATAATCAAAATCCAGATTATTTTTTTGTTCCATTAATATTTCTTGAAAGTTTTACAGGACCAGCTGCGGTCCTCCATATAGGACCGCATGAAATCACTATGCCATTGGATTGGTGTGTAGTAGTCGGCGATCCCGAAGGTCCAGACATGGAAGTTTTACCTCTTACTAGTTTAAGTGATAGAGGATTTAAATCTTTTTGTTTTAATCCACTAAGTAGTTTTAGACCCCAATTCCTAGATATAGATATCATAGATATATATCAAGATGTAAAATGGTATTTTCCTAAAATGAGATCTGGACAACTATTATGTACACCATTAGAAAATAAAGAACAACCTGTCTGTACCTATTTTGTTAAAGAAATAAGTAGACAAAGCGAATTAATAGACTATACACGTTGCTGGTAATATGACAAAAATATTTGAAAGTTCAGATGGTGGAAAAACCGTTTATGTTAGAGAAATGGGCGGAAAAGAAAAGAAAATACATTATGTAAGCCCTTCGGCTGTCGAAAATATGAAAGAAACATTACTTTCTCAAGAATGGATGGAAATACGTCATGCAGCAGAACACCATCCTGCCTTGCAAAAATCTGTAGATCACTGTAAACTATTATATAGGATGATCAAATATGGCAGCGACTCTTGATATCAAACGAGAACTATTAGCAGTAGATACTAAAAATTATAATTTTTATAATGATCTCACCGAAGAAGAACGTAAGGGATTTAGCCCTTATATTCTTATGAGATATGTATCAAATGCTCGCGGCGATCCCGATATACAAGAATGGTTTGTTGAAATGATTAACGAATGTATTAATAAAAATCATTGGGATCTGAGCAAATATCATAAAGAACTATTATGGAAATTATTTGCTGTAACCGGAGTAGGTGTGAGCACTTTCCACCCTTATTTGGCCGCTGGTAAAAAAGAGAAATTTGATAAAATAGAAAAACTATTGGCCGAACTACATCCAACCTATAAACTTCAAGATATAAAATTATTAGCCAAATTGATGGACGAACAGGATAGAGAAGAACTATTTGATAATATGGGTTTTGATAAAAAACAACGTAAAGAATACGAATGAAATGATTGCCTTAGTAGAACAGCCACATATTTGCATACATTGTAATAAACGATTTATGCAAGAACGGACACTTGTTTCACATCTTTGTGAACGTAAACGACGTGCTCTCCAGAAAGATGAAAAACGTGTTCAAGCAGGTTTTATGGCCTATAATAGATTTTGGCAATTGACACAAAATGCTCGTAAATTAAAAACATATGACGAATTTGCAGATAGCAGTTACTATAACGCTTTTGTAAAATTTGGAAGTTATATTAATAACATCACTCCATTATACCCGGATAAATTTGTTGATTACGTTATTAAAAGCGGAGAAAAATTAGATAATTGGTGCAAGGATAAACTATACGAAACGTATCTTTATGATATGCTTAAAACAGAACCAGTTGAATCTGCTATACAAAGAACACTGCAAACTATGATGGAGTGGGGTGATACCAATAATGCAAACTTCTCACATTATTTTGATTATGCGAGTTTAAATCTAGTAGTACATCATATTCTTAATGGAAAAATTAGTTGTTGGATATTATTGAATAGCGCACCAGGAAAAAAAGCAATTCAAAATATGTCAGACGAACAATTAACTATGATTGCACCAGCATTTGATATAAAATTTTGGATGAAAAAATTTAAAGAACAACCGGCAGATACCGTATTGGCTTTAGAAATTTGCGAAGAAATTGGAATAAAATAAAAAGAGGAATTTATGAGATTAGAAGGATTTGTGCCCAAAGGATGGGGTTATGAACTCATATGGGCCACCAATGAAAAATACTGCGGAAAACTATTAAAATTTAATAGAAATGCTAAATTTTCAATGCATTTTCATGCCGAAAAAGACGAAACTTGGTATGTTTTGGAGGGAAAATTTTTAGTGAAGTATATTGATACTTCTGATGCAACTACACGCGAAATAATCTTAGAAACCGGATCTACTTGGCATAATCCACCAAAACTACCACATCAAGTTATTTGTCTAGAAGAAGGTACTATCATAGAAGTTAGTACACCGGATAGCGTAGAAGATAATTATCGAATAGCCAAAGGAGATAGCCAACAATGAAAACAATATACCTTGATATGGACGGAGTGGTTGCCGACTTTGATTCATATGTCAAAAAAGTTCTTAACACTACCGAAAAAAACCATAATTGGCCCAATGAAGAATGGATAAAAATTGGTAAGAATCCACGGCTCTATCGAGATTTAGATAAAACTCTCGAAGCAGACGAATTGGTAACATTTTGTCGAAACATGTGCAAAGAAAATAATTGGAAGTTATTTTTTCTTACCGCAGTTCCAAAAAATAATGATATGCCCTGGGCATATTACGATAAAATACAATGGGTATTAAAACATTACCCGGACATTCCTGTATTTTTTGGACCATATAGCTTTAGTAAATGGACACATTGTAAAAATCAAGATATATTAATTGATGATCGTCCTAGCAATTGTGATCAGTGGACTGCGGTCGGAGGTATTGCAATCTTGCATCAAGGTGACATTGCTGAAACTTTACGTAGTTTACAAAACTTATCATGAAAATACTAATAACAGGACATCGCGGATTCATTGGCCAAAATATGGTCAATGCACTAAAAGATCACCATACACTTAGTTTTTACGAGTGGGGAGATTCTCCACCAGAAATCGAAGGTCTTGACTGGGTGATACATCTTGGTGCTATAAGCAGTACAACAGAACAAGATGTTGAAAAAATAATGAAACAAAATCACGACTTTAGTTGTATTATGTTAATGGCTTGTCAGATACATGGAGTTAATTTGCAATATGCTAGTTCAGCAAGCGTTTATGGGTTGAATACTAGAAACTTTAATGAAGATGCAGATCTACGACCAACGAGCCCATATTCATGGAGTAAATATCTTTTTGATAGACATGTAAAAACACAAAAATTTAATAATATCTATGTACAAGGATTTAGATATTTTAATGTATATGGGCCGTTTGAAGACCATAAAAAAGATCAAGCTAGCCCATATTATAAATTTGAACAACAAGCAAAAACAACAGGCATTATAAAATTATTTGAAAATTCTAATCAATATTATAGAGACTTTGTGCCAGTCAAAACTGTAATTGATGTACATAAAGAATTTTTTAATGTTAAAAAATCGGGTATATGGAATGTAGGTACAGGAAAAGCAAGAAGTTTTCAAAATGTTGCAGAAGAAATTGCTAAAAAATATAATGCTAAGATTGAATATATACCTATGCCTGCAGAATTAAAAAATCAATATCAAACTTATACTCAAGCTGATGTAACAGAATTAAAAAAATATTATAATATATGATTAAGATAGTTGTTAATGGATCCTTTGATATATTACATGTAGGCCATATACGCTTATTAGAATATGCAAAATCGTATCCAAATGCATATGTATTAGTATTAATCGATAGTGATACCAGAATACGACAATTAAAAGGAGAAAATCGGCCTGTTAATACCGAATACGAACGTGCTA